GTCATAGTCTGCGTTTCATGTATTGGTTGAAGTATGTGGTTATCAGGTACAGGAACCCATCGACAAGGTGCATCCCGTACTCGGTGTTCCCGGAGGTCTTGTACAGCTTGTCCTTGCCTTCTTCAGTCGTGGCGAGTTCAATGTCAGCAATCAGGTCAGCCGCCCCGACCGGACACAGCAGGAGGTTTGGGTGGTTCTGTAACATCGTGTTGGCGAAGATACGCAGTTCTGTCCATGCGTCCGTGCGTGCGAAGTTCAATAGCGGTTTGTCCATCTGATTGGCGCCAATATTCAGTTCACGCCTGATGATACTGTGCATGGTTGTGTTAACGCTGTCATATCCTGCCGACCTCGCGCCGCCTGCCGGGTCAGCCGTCACCCGATACACCGCACCTGGGAAGTCTACACGGATGCGGGTACATAGGTCACGAATGGTGCAGTTGTTCAGCTTGTATGCCTTCACGATAGCACAGAACGTCCCCGGCTGCAACTGAGCCACCACGCAGGTCATCGGGTCAATGTTGAAGTCGAAGGCAAGGTAAACGGGTAAGGCGGGATTATACCGCAGCGGGGCGGCGGCGATGTGCTTAGCCCGGTCGAAGGCGAAGAAGAACGGGTTTTTATTCTCGAAGGATTCCCAGTCCCCTTCGATCATCCTTGCCCGCACGTCCGGCGGCATCTTGTTCCACACAGCCCATTGGTCCTCTGTGTTTGACGGCTCACCGGTTGGGCTGAGCGGGAAGTACACCTCATCATGTGGCAGGCTGCCGGTCTTGAATCGCTTGTAGAGTTCGGTCTTGATCCATCCGGGGTGCGGGTTGAATGTGGTCAGCACCACAGGGCGGGGTTCATTTGGTATGTGCCAACTGCCTATACGCTGAAGCACGGCGTTGTAATACTCTTGGCTCACGTCCTCCAACTGATCGAAGAACGCCCCGTTGATCTCAAGGCCGAGCGTGTCGGTGAAGTCACGGTCTCTGCTTTCGTTGGCTCCAACGAAGAATATCCGGCTGCCGGTTGGTCTGTGCGTTATGTGGTAGTTCGCACGGTTCCGGTTCCAATGCCATTGAGGTGAGTTGCCCAGTATTTTGCTGAATGTTTCAATGGTTGTGGTTTCAAGGATAGTCAGGTCTTTCCGATGCACCGACCACTTGCTACCTGGATAGGTTCGGGCCAAGGTCAGCAGCGCCAGTGTGTTCGTGAACGACTTGGCCCCCCTAATCGCACCGCCTGAGTGAATACGGCGATACGGCGTTAATCCCTGCGCCGAGGCAAGGATAGTCTGGAATAGTTCGAACTGCGTTGGCCGTCCTTCGAAGGTTATGTGCATACGAATGGCCGTCAGGCTGACAGCCTTAAAGAGTGATTCTGAATGAAGATAGGATATAACCTCTGTTCTATCCTATCGGTATTGTGGCCCCATTCGGCAAGATGATGACCTGTTGCTGCACCTTCTCACCATCTGTGGTTATGTCTATCTTACTCACCTCGTCCTCAATCGCCTGCCTGACTTGCTTCAGCGCCTCTGCGTTGCCGTTCTTCGCCAGTTCAGCCACTTGCCTGATGTACTCCTTGAACGGCTTGCCATCGCCGTCAATCAGGCCCATCTGCCGCAGGATTTCTTGCGTGAAGTGGCGCTCAGCCCTTACCCGCTGCCATCCTTTGGACTTGGCTTCAGGTGATGGTTGGTTATCCTTGCTGAACGTATTACCTTCTGCCCCTGTGAATGGCTTAGGAGGTAGTTTTTTGGTAGTTTTATCTGCCATCGCTACTTTCGTTAAGTCTGTCAAACTCAGCCACTTCGCTATCGGTCAGCTGACCCATGCACACGGCGAATCGCTGCGATTGGTCGGGGTATTCCGAGTTCATCTTGCTATCTGCCATGCACCGGCTTATGAACTCTTTAGGGTTCTCTGCTGCTGTTTTTTTGGGTATTGGCATAGGACAAAGTTAGCGTTCCGATTTGAATTTACCAAACAACCTGATCGCAGCGGTGAGGGTCATGGCTGTGTGGGTTTAGGGAGTTCGGGAATGGGCATCCAATGGGTGATGTTATTGTACCCGAATGAATAGAAGCAGGTGTCAGAACATCTGCTTGATTTGGCCGTATTCCAATAAACAAGACCTACCGATGGTTTTTTTGCTTCTTGGTATAATTCCGATTCTCTGTACCCGATCACGCACACCTGCTGCCCCTTCTTTGGCAGCCTCTCGCTGACGGGTATCCACCGTATTGCCTCCTCCACGCACATATCGGCGTAGAGTTTTGCGGATTGCTCAATAAGAGGGTCGCTGCATCTCTCCATTAATTGCCTTCTAAAGTAAGGCTCAACTGGGTAGTTTTTCTCCGCCACTTCACGGCAGCAGGCGGTAAAGTTTGGTTTGGTGTTGCTCATTGTTCTGTTAGTTTAAACTGTTTGACATTGGGTACCTGCTCAACTTGTGTGAGAGAAATTAAGACGTATGCTTTTTTATTTTCCTTTTTTGACAACCTAAGCATCTCCTCAAAAGCATCTTCGTATGTTTCGTGCTTCAGTTTTGGCGGATAAGCACTATCCTCTACAACTACCATATAAAATGGCGTGCAATTTGTCAAAGGTTCAATTCTGCCCTCAAACTTTACTTGTTTTTTCTTCATTGTTGGGTTTGTTTATCGTTGATGTTCTCAAAGTAAGCACACAGGGCCGCAGTCAATGCCGCCGCTCCTTCTATGCTATATACTGATACCGATTCCCGGTAATGACCTCGGCAGAATACGTATCCGTTCTGTCCGTTGTGTTTCGGCATATTAGGCAGGATGCTTTGCATTTTTACCATGACCTTGCCCTTATCGTTTTCACAGATAGTACACCTCCGGTTATGCTCTCTTAGCACTATCCCGTTTTCGTATTGGGTTATCGTTGCTTCTTTCATTTTTTTTGCCCTTATCGCTGGGCGGCGTTTGGTTTGTGTTAAAAAAGCATTGCAGCAAGCGGGCTACCTCCATTCGATTTCAGAGTGTTCCGCATCTCCTACTTTCCTTAATTTCGCCAAGCGGTTAGCGTGTGAAGCTCCCACTTGCTGCAATACCATACCCCACCGCCTTAGCGATGTGTGGCATGAGTGAGGTAAAATCGTTGTGTATTGCTCATTGTGTTGTTCGCCCGTCCGGGCAGGTTTGAAGTTCTGCATATTGTTCCAGGTGTTCCCGTGCTGCTTCACGGGTGCCTCCTATGGCTTTGAGTGCCTTGCCGGAAATCCAACATCTGACCTCCTGCTTCTTAACATCATCCGGCAGCTTGCGTCTGCCTGCTCCGGCTCTGCGGCCTCCTCGTGTTGGTTGTTTGCTCATGATCTGTTCTATGATGTTTGGCTCGTTGTCGAGCGGGCTGATGTTGATTAGTATTTCCGCCATAAAAAGTATGCAATGGTGGCATTTTTTTCTGC